GATCTCGCATCAAATTTAATTTTCATAATTTTATCAAAATCAGTCTTCTTCATTTGAGGAACCCATACCTGGGCCTGTTTTATAACTTCATCATAAAAAGGTCCTTGTTTTTTAAGGGTGGGGCCATTCACTATTATTTCTACTTTTTTTGGTTTCCCTTCTACTACTGTATTAACTTGTACTATATATCTGTCCTCTCCATATTCTAAAATTTCTCCAATGACTCCAGCACCTTGAACCGTTTCATATCCAACTCCAATCCAACTAAATATTTCTGCAACAGCTTTGGCAGAACATCCAATGATCTCAGCGAGTTTATTCATTCCATAATTTTTCTTTGCTTTTTTCCCACTTGTTCCTTTTTCTGCTCTATCTTCTGCTTCGTTATCATCGGATAAAATAGCCAGAGTATAAACAAACTCATTAATTTCTTCTTCGGTCCATTTAGTATGTTTTATTAAAACGCCTGCAACAGCTGTACAGAAAGCGTCTCTTTGACCTTGCGACCCATAAAGAATACAGAGGGCGGTTGAAAGAGCGACTTTCCTTAAATCCATATTCAGATCTCCTGGATATTCTTTTATACCTTCGTAGCTTTCCCACTTAACATGTTCATTAGCTTTACTATGTAAAGATTCAGGAACTATCGTATATTGATTACGCCCACTTCTAATTTCACAAAGTGTAGCGCCGTGAGGAAAATTTTTGTAGTATTCTTTAAGTTCTTTTGGAAGAACAAACTGTTTAAAATCTAATTTACCTTTCCACCAATAATGACTCTTGGGATTACTCGGTCTGCCAGAAACAGCAGCTCCAGGTAGTACATATTTATTTATAAATCTTTTAGCTAATTCGTTATCAATATCAAAATCAATATCTTGATCCAATCTTAATCCAATCGCACAGTGAGTGTATTTTATTTTCCATTCTTCTTTCGTTATTTTAAAATTGGAATTACTCCAATCCGGGACGATAGGCGTCCCCTTTAAACAAGGGATTATGATTCTACCAGAATCTATCCAGTGCTCATACGTATTTGGTTGTTCATATACTGGCTGCATAATAAGTTAATAGGGCGGGTTAAGTCTCCCGCTCCCGCCCCACTCCTCGGAGCTTATAAACTTAATGTTTTCCTTTTGGCGTCGTCCGCTTCAGGTCTAGCTTGTATTTCGCCTTTCCCAACACGTTCAGCAAAAGTTTTTGCAATCTCGTAAATAGACTTATTAGTGACTGGGCCTATTTTACTCACATCCCAACCAAACCAAGTTCCTTTATCATTCGACATTTGAACTGTTTTTAGTTTATAAATGTGGCTATATGTAGGCGGTGTGAATA